TCATCAATGCTGATGAATTTGAAGCTATCCTCTACAGCCTTAATTGTACTAACATAGGCATTGACTCCTACGTTAGTCGGAATAGTTAATTGGCTTACACTACGAGTAGTGCTTACGGTTGATGTAGTGGACTCAATCGTAGTAATAGTTCTATCTGCACCAACGATAACCTGTCCTGGTGTGTCGACTATTGGGGTTAAGTTACGGACAGATATGCCAGTAACAGTGGTAGATAATGTTTTATCTAATGAGGCATCTGCTGCCGAATTGTCGATGTTAACATCAGCGACAGTCGCAGTTTGCTCGATATGAGTAACAACGGGGATTCCTCCACCGGGTATCTCAAGCTGTACCCAGGTCAATCTAAGGTAGTTCGTATTTGTTGTATTATTGAAATGAACCTTTATACGAATTCTTAAATCGTCATAATCGTTTATACTTGCCAGTACAGCACTAGTAATAGTCTCGGTAAACGTCTCTTCTGTGCCTGAGGATGGCCATGCTGAAGTGACATCATTCCAAGTCTCTCTTTGCCAGATTCCATCGTACAGGGATATATCTACTGTACCCTGGAAGCCACCAGTCAATGCGCCACCCTTAAGCCTAAAGCTTATCTCTCCATCGCCGCTTTCTGGTATATCACCTGAGGTGACTTTCCATTCACCATAAACATTCTTAGCGGGACTGTTAGCATTGTATTGGGCCGATACATAATCGAAGTCACTAGGGGTCACTTCATCGATATTGGTATAGGAACCCATAGATGTGAGCACGTTGCTTACAGGCCGCAGCAGTTGCGGTACAGGTAAGAACGGTACAGCCGGTTCACCATCTATTGATACATTTGATACGTCTACCGAGACCGTTACATCAGTCCCTGCAGTCCCTGCGGAGATCGTAGCTGATTGCCCAGCTACAGCCGTATCTGTTACGACAGCATCAATCGTGATCCCCACCTGGATGGTGGAGGTGCTGTCATCAACAGTAGTGTTGGAAACAACCGCTGTAGATGATGTATTAACACCAGGAGCTGCTGCATTGTAGTGAGCCAATGCTTGTGTTACGGTTAAGGCAGAATCATATACGGCGATTTCGTCTAGTTGACCGGTCCAACCAGCTCCGCCAGCCGTGATGTGGGAACCGAGTGCTACATTCGTCTCAGGGAAATCTAGATCGCCAGTACCGATTGTGAACTGGGTATCTAAGACTCCGTTGATGTACAGGTCCATTGTGGTCGTGCCAATTGAGACAACAACGTGATACCAAGTGCTAGTAGATATAGAGGTCGCACTCTTGTGCCAGCCAGGACTAGACTTACCAACTAGGTTGATCCAGACCTTGCTATCAGAATCATGTACGAGTATCTGAGGTCCCGGATAGGAGTTATAGATGTATCCTCCGCCACTTGTTATAGTGGAGGGATTTATCCATGCCTCAATTGTCATACCACTAGCAATATCCCAGTCAGCATGATCGGGTACTCTTGCGTAAGAGGTACTAGTAAAGGTTATAGCATCGCCCAACCCACCTTCAGAGGTGACACCATATGTCAGGCCACTAAGGGTTGTTGCTGCATGACTGTTACTAGAAGAATCTGCGAGGTTTCCAGACGCCTCTTCCATTCTCCAATAAGCAATAGGGCTATCCGCAAGTACTGCGTCTTCATAACTACCAGTCGAGATCGTAGCTGGTTGCCCAGCTACAGCCGTATCTGTTACGACAGTAACGACCGTGATCCCCACCTGGATAGTGGGGGGTAGTGTCGTCTACTGTCGTATCTGTGACCACAGCGGTGACAGAGAGTCCTGTTTCGACAGTGGCTGCGCCATCATCTACTGTGGTGTTGGAAACAACCGCGGTGACGGAGGCGTTGGCATTGGTAGATACCGTAGCAGGTTGTCCCGCTACATCTATATTCGTAACGACAGGGGAAACACCACTACCTATACGAATCTGTGTTTGACCATCAACGAGATCGGTATAGATATTTTGATTAGGTGTAGTACCAGCATCAATCGTGATCCCCACCTGGATGGCGGGGGTAGTGTCATCTACTGTGGTATTTGTAACAACCGCTGTAGATGATGTATCGACATGATAATCGACGTCTATAGTGGGTCCAGCATTGGTGGTATTAGCCGGGCCAGAAAAACCCGCCCAAGCATCTGTTGCATCTGTCTTAGATTCTAGCAGGAGACAAACACGATTACCTGATGCCCAACCGCCACGGTCTATAATCTCTTGGAGTGCTGATGAGAAGTCGGGTGACGTGACTGATTCGGCCGATCCTAGAGCGGTCTCTGTCCACGCTGTTTGTGCCGTAGTGATGGATGACATACGAGTAGTAACATCGGCCGTAGTAGCCATTGAATCAGCATCGTCTACATCTTCGAAACCAATATCACAATCTATATTACCGTCACCATAAGTAGGATACTTATCTTGAATTACTGTCAAGGTGGCAGAATCGATTGTGGCCCCGACAGGAATCGCTAGTGTTACCGTCATCCCCTGTTGGATAGCTTCATCGGTATCAGTATGGTTCTTGAGAACACCTGAACCGTCAGTACTAACTATTGCTATGTAGCCACTACCATTGAGCTTCTCTGTGCTATAGTCCGTTACTTCTGAGTTTATATTAACCATGAACACTCACCGCCCACTGCCAGGCATGATCCGTAGTGAGTCGCCAAATCTTCAACGCCCACTTCTTGTCATCGAAGTCAGAATAGGTGGTACCATGTGGAAGGCCCGGATGCCACACATCAACATCAAACGGTCCCCCACCTGGGGCATAGTCTTTAAAGTATTGTCGGGTAACCCATCCCGGAGTATTAGTATCCAGTACCCAGGTTTCGCCAATAGATTCGAAGTACTCAGCGAACTCCCATTGGACCTTACCCATGGCTTGTTTATTCTTACTGGCCCAACACGTAGCTATTTTATCTTCAGCGAGAAGCAGCGTGTGAGTTAAGAGGTCATCGGTGGTAGCCACGACAAGACGACGACCATAGTCTAAATGCGTCTGACAATCTTCACGAGAAGGGATTGTAGGTAGCCCATCTCTTTGAGGGCAGAGGATGGCATCACTTTTACTATAGATTTCTTCTAGTCCATCATAGAATGCATCTACTGTTTCTTTAGTTATCTCTGTGATTGTCACCGCAACTCCCTTCTAAATACGACTACCCCAGCACTGGGCCAGGGTAGAGGTACAGTTTAGCATGTTAGTAACAAAGCAGGAGCACGTGATTGTGTTCCTATTTCGTAGGTATTTGGTGTTGGGATCCGGACAGTGGGCGCGCAGTATTGTAAACCACTTCCCGGTAGGCAAACGATACGTACATTCATCTTGGAGATCTGAATGGTCGCCGCTTCTGCCCGGATCACAACGTTCATAATCAGTCTGCCGTTGTGATGAAGATGCCAGCAGCATCCCATACTATACTAAAAGTACCGGCAGTTGATGTTTGATCGGAACCGAAGTCAACATACCCAATAAGTGGGTTGGTTGCGTTAGATCCTGGAGTAGTATCATAGATTATCGCATATCGTGCGGTAATCGTAGAGGTAGTCCAGGATACATCTGCGGCATCAAACTTGGTTATATTAGAAGCAGCTGTATAAGCCTGGGTCTTAGAGGCCAATGTGGCTCCACCTGCAGTATACCCTGTACCAGAAGCCTCATTAGCGACGACATCGTCCCAATAATCATGAGTGTCCTGGGCTGGAGTATATGAGGAGGTAACTAATGCAACTTTAATAACATCAGTATCCCAATCAATCTCTTTATTGAAAGCTTTTAGAATAAGACTTCCGTATGTTTTAGTTGTAGCCATAAGTTAAGCTCCTATTACGCTGGGTTGACCTGGTCTTCGATAACAACACCGTAAGCATCAACGAGCTTATCAGTATGAATCGACTGCCAAGCCATGAGGTCAAGGGCACGAGCCACAACATTGTCATCAACGTCAACGCCGATGTCACGAATCCAAGCAGCGCCAACAGCCTCGCGAGAGAACATTAGGTTGCTGTAGGTTTGGTTTGTATCAGCAGTGCCGTCAATAGCGGTGCTAATGAAGCAAGGGATGCCATAAGGTGAACCGACATAACCGTTAGCGTTGGTGAATCCTGCACCAAAGCCTTCGACAGTCTGCTTACCAACGTTGGCGTATGTTGACCAATCGTCAAAGACACCACGTAGCTTGGCCCAAGAAGTCGGGTGGAATACCGCGAAGTAGGGACCAGGAGCATTCTGAGCTTCAAGGGTAGCGATAGCTTCGAGGAAGAACGCACCAGTGATATCAACAAGACCAGCGCCGTTGTTCACGACGGTAGTAAAGTCCATAGCGCCGATGATCTGCGCATCTTCGTCAGCTGCAAGTGAGCGTCCTAGCTGCTCTCCATAAGGAGCGAGATCCTGGAAGGGATCAGCATGTAGGGAACGCTTTGAGATTTGAACGTATGTACCGCGCTCAGTCGGTGTGAGGGTAACGCCATCGGTGCTCAGCGTAGTGCTGGACGGAGCGACACCTTCAGTAAGTGCAGCAACGGCTGCAGCTTGGAAACGAGGAACCACGATGGAACCTGCACCCGGTGGTACCATGTAGCCACGTACTAGTGGACGCATGACACGTGTTGCATAAGCAGCGGACTGAGCATCCTGGGCAACGATTTGTCCCACAAGATCATTCAGCGTAGTGCTGTTGGAAATAGCCATTTAAGTCTCTCCTAAGAGTCGATTTGGTTTGAAGAACTTCTGAGTAAGTCTCTATAAAGATCAGTAAAATTAGTCTTTGCTGCCGGATCGTTCCTAATAGAATCTAAGTCTCTTGCACGAGGCTCATGACTGGTATTAGTAGGTTTCGGTGGCATAGCTGCTGGAAAATCCTTCGGCTCAACCTTAGTCTCTTCCAATGATCCTTCGGAACTACCGTTGCCAAACTGCGGATACTTCGCCAGGAATGTATCAACTGCTTGTGAAGGACTCTCGCCTTCCTGAACTTGAACCCATTGTGGCTCTGCAGAGATACCACGTCTGATGAATTCATTCTCAATACGGATTGCACCAATTTGAGCCTCTAGCCCCTTAAACCCTTCAAGTTCCGATCTCAGGTCTTTATTCTGGTTTCGATACTTGGCTGCTTCCTGACGGACACTTTTCACATAGTCCGCATCAAAAGTTTCGGGTGTGTCAATGTTATCTGACAATTTATGTTTCCTCCTGGGAAATGATTAGGCTTCTAACCTATTAAAAACTTATACCTGTGCCGGTTATAGTACCGCCACCACTGCGATTAAACGTAAATTTGGTATTAGGCAGTCTCCCGATCTTGTAATCAGCGAAGAAATTGTCATTAGCCAGTTCATCTGTATCAAACTGTACGGAACGTTGTGATGCTCCATTAAACAATTGCCTACCTGTTATACTACCTGATTGGAAGTCATTATACAAGGTTGGATAGCGATCTGAGTAGGATGTTGATGTATGTCGGGGATCCGATATACTTATAGTCTCTACTTGCCCACCCAAGTTATATCTAGTGTTAGAGAATGGCCCATTGTCGCCTCCCGCTCCACCTAAGAAAGGCTGGAAGGAGAATGTCCCACCACCTGTACTTCTCGGTGAACTGGATGGTGTTTGGTTATTATAGGACTTGTATGCATCTGTTGAAGTGCGTGACAAAGACTGCATAGCAGCATTAAACGCATTAGATAAGGTAGAGGGTACGTGTGTACTTGTTCTAGCTATAGGTGTGAGTACCTGTGTAGATCCTGCTGAAGAAAGAGGACTGTTAACCTCGCCATTGCGTAGTAAGCTAGCCATTATCCCCACCACCGAGTTCTATTGGCACTATCTACTGCATTGTTATATGCCGACTGATACTGTGGTTTCAGCGTAGTTGATCTCCAACCGAATGGATTTCCACCCTGAGATGCTGGTCTAGTCTGAGTAATACCACTAGATGTAGGCAGAGCGTTCCTGGTATCGCCAAATGTCTGGATATTGGTAGGACCTACGGTTCTTAGGGAGATTTTGGAGCCTGTGAAAGCGCCAGATCCGTTAGAAATGGATGTAGGGGCCAATTGATCGAATTGTCCGAAGGAATAGAGGCCACTACCACCGAATGTGTTCTCATTAGGCTTGTTATAACCTGGTAGATTCTGTGCACTTTGTGTCACCTGGACGGAACCGAATGTACCAGAGAGGTTTTGGTTATGAGCAGCCTTATTAGCTGCTACATCGTTAGCATATCGCTGATAGGGGTCTGCTTCTGCTGCTCTACCTGCGAGAATTCTCTGTGTACCTACAGTGTTTCCACGTCGGCTAATCAAGAAGTCTTGGGCGGCATTATAGGCACCCACATCAGTAGGGGTTTGGTCCTGTCCGATCTTACGGAAGTAAGCAACTGATCCCTTAGTAGCCTGTTTGTTAGCTAGATCGAAATCGACAACTGCTCCTACATTCCCAGAAGTGAGTCTACTAGCTCCTTCGTAGAGCGAGTTAACCCCTATCGACTGTGCTGCTCTAACCTGGGGGCCGAACTGGGACGCAAGCATACCAAAAGCTCTTACATCGGTAGTATACTGAGCCAGAGATTGAGTATAGTTATCTACCGGATTGGTAACACCGAATTGGGCAGAACTGACTGAGCCAAGTTGGGGATTAATTCCTACCCCTCCGTAAGGTTGGGGCTGTGTTAGGCCCTCTACTGTATCATAAACACCACTTCTTACTAATGTAGCCATTTAGTCATCCTCGTTTTCTTCGGGGCGCTCTCGTTTACTTAGTACCGGCTCTGGGACCGGATCTCCTTTAACTCTCCTCGTTAACGGCATCTTCCTTCTCCTCTTTGTCTGCTCCATTCTGTAACTTGTTCTCAGTCCACTCTTTAATAGCATCCTGTTCCGACATATGAGGGTTCCTACGCATGATTTCATCCACTGGAGACTTGATAGAAAGGGCGATATCTCTCTCTAGGTTGTCGTCTTCTGCGGACATTGGTAGGAGTGATTCCTCTGGCCATTTGATATCAATATCCTCTATAGGTTCTAGATCTACCATAGAAAGGATCATATTAGCAAGGTTCATCTCATAGCGGGAGAAACGGTTAGTCTTCTCCTGGAACACCTGCAATAGAGGGAACCAACGAACCATAAGCTCCCTACCAGAGTTACCCTCGCCACCCTCAACGCTAATCTTCGGCACGCTTGATGTAGTATACAGACGGTCCTCAAGGAACTCTATAACCTTCAGTGTATCTAACAGTTTGGGGTCTAGATCTAATACACTGGCGGTAGCATCAGTAGGAATGCTGAGGGCACGACCAGGGTGTACAACTACGGTCTCACCAGACTTGAAGCCCGAGAAGACAATGGGTGTACCTGCCTGCATCTTAACCATGTACCCTACATGGGTTAATAGCTGGTTGATCTCTCTATTGAGCTTTCTAATAATTGTAGCATTGGGGAAGCCAATATAGTTATCATGTACCTCTTCACCCTGGAAGTTGACGAAGGGTAAGAAGCCTAAGTTGTTCACTTCGGTACCCATAGCCTTATTGCCCTGGAATACTTCGACTGACTCAGGAGTCCATATCTGTTGTAATATGACCTTCTCTATCTGAGCCTGCGCACGCCCATCTGAACGGACCGGACTATCATCCACTAACCTATCAATAACCTTGATAAGAGAGATGGCATCAGCAGTAGATGAATCACCATCGTTACCCACTACAGAGAATTGGGTTGCATCGTATAGTACCAAACGCATGCCACCCTCTAGATCAGGGTCAGGTTGTGGGTGTACCAGGCAAGAGCCTGTAAGCTCAGACAATAGATCTACCTTATGGAGAAGGGAGTCTATATGGTTCTCTTTGTAGACCTTCTCTAGATATGCTATGGATGCGGCCGGACCTGTGTACTCTCTTACTAGAGGTCGACTGTAGAGCATGCTAGTACGTTTATGGATGATGGGCTTACATACATTGAGGATGATAGGGAGTACATCGTCATTCATTAAGACAACGTCAGCATCTTGCTTGCCGTAGTAGTAATCCTTATTCTTCTCTGCACCCTCCCTACGTTCCTTCTCTTCGAGGTTGAAGTTCTCAGAGAGAGCCTTCTGGGTAATAGATACTGGGGTAGAATCAAAAGCGCTAAATGATTGCATTATAGTTCCTCACTGCATCCCTTGCAGAAATAGGGTGGTTCAGTTTTAGGGGTCTTGGAGAAGAATTGTTTATGGCAGGACTGGCATCTCTTCTGAATGGCTCTAGTCTTAGAATGTAGATCAACTCCATACGAGTACTGTTCAGGTGCCTTAGCTATCCAAGAGGAGTTATCAAAGCAGTTAACAAAAAAGTAACGTACAGCATCACACATATGATCATGAAGGCCATCCTTATGGGCCTCTTCCTTGATCGTCTCGTTATGTTTAGCGGTCTTTGCATATGTATAGCCTGTCATACTTCTGATGGTGTGTACACAGTTACTAGTAACATGGTATCTCATTGTACCGTCTTTTGCTCGAAGGTAGCTGCGTACGAGGGCAATGCCAGGAGCAATCTCAGAGCCCTTGTTGTATACAGGCCATTGGAAGTCACCCTGACGTAAGAAGTCTACCGGGGAGATACCAGAGCTTAGTTCAGTAGCATTACCGGCAGGATCAGTGAAGACTGCCCTAACAGCAGCAGGGGTTATGTTGTGCCTTATCAGGGTTTCTATGATCAGGTCCTGGATCTCATCAATACTATGTCTAGCCACATAGACCTCATCGAACTGTACTACCTTACCCTCAAACTTATCCACAGCCATGAAGCATATGGCACTGGGATTAGCATAACCGAAGTCGATACCAAGGTAGATATCAAAGTCATGTAACGATGGTACACCTGGATCAAGGATATTGTCTTCACTGAAGTTATCATACACTAGTCCTTCCTTAGTAATGAACTCAGCCATGTACTCTTGGCGGAAGTCCATCTCCGATACGGTCTGAGCTGCTTCCTTCAACTCATCCTCACCTATCAAGGGATTCATCCATGTAGGCCAATGCTGATAGCCCCATGTGTCAGAGGCCATAGCAAAGGCAGCTTGACCATAGAACCAGTTACGACCATTAGGTGTACTGACTAGCAAGCACTTGCCCTTCCTATCAGATAGAGCTGGGCGTAATGCCCGAGTCCATATCTCAGGTTCAACGAAGGCAGCCTCATCTATCACTAGATACGTCAACCCTCTACCTCTCAATGATCTCTCATTGTCGGCACCCTTGAAGTAGATCTGTGCGCCATTCTTGAACTTCACTCTTAAGAGCGTCTCATGCATTGAAGCGATAGCAGGAGCCAGGTCATCAGCATACTCCTTGAACTCCTCCCAACCTACCTCTCTAGCCATAGTGATTGTGGGCGCGACCCACCAAGCCATAGCCTTAGGAGTTTCTAGGCAGTGCTTGACTAGCTCCATCAATGCCATCTTAGACTTGCCTACACGACGGCCACCCACTATACAATGGAAGCGCAAGGGTGAG